ATCAATCAGTTTATTATTAAAAGATTTTAACTCATATCAATGAAGAAAATTACTTGTAAAAATGAATGAGATATCTGATAAAGGAGATAATTTTGATAAACACAATCAATTGAAAGAAAAGATTACTGCTACACGTATTAGAGTTGAACCAAAAGGTTTTGACGCGTATTTTATAGAGAATTTTTCTAGATATTATGGATTCAGTCAGCACGATAACGTGGTAGTTGTTGAAAATACAGATCGTAGATTTTTTATGATTAAAACGAATAACGATAAAGCAAATAATCAAGCATACTTTGCTAAAATTATAGAAGAAAGTGAAAGTAAAGAGATGTTACAGAGTTCATTTAATTATTATGCTACTTTAGATATTTCTGGATTTAATCCACGTATTTTTCCTAATACAGATTATAGAGAAGAACAGAAAATCCAATCTCTTCCAAACGATATCAAATTCTTTTATTATTTGTTTGAGAATGAAGAGTGTGAAACTTATACTAAATCTATATCCGATGTTTTTTGTCAGTATTGCTCGTGGTGTACAGAGAATAACATCAAAATGTCCAATACTAAATTAAATTTTTCTAAAGATATTAAGAAACTTGGAATACCGATTATTGCTAGAATGCAGGTAGGAACAAAACGAGTTGCGGGTATTAGTATTACTCATAAAGAGTTACAAGATATATTTAGGAAATATTTAGGAAACAAAACATTTATTTTACCAGAATCAATTTAATAATCTATTTAAAAACTTATATATAATAAAATAAGAAATGTCTAACAATAACGAAGAAGTAAAAATTAAAAAATCCGGCCGACCTCTAAAAACAGATGCCCAAAGACAAGAAACTAAAGATAGAAACAAGGCTAAACAGGCTCAAGATTATTTAGAGAGAAATCAACTATATCGTGAAATGGGATTAGACCTGAAACGCGGTCGATATTCTTCCGCACATAATACAAAACAGAAAGAAGATTTTTATCAAAAATATGGTATTATTGTGGGATAACTTCAAGCCAACTCGTGAGTAGAATACTAACATTTATTTTAACAAAGGATACCACCTTTGTTAAAATTACAAAATTAATAAATTACAAATTAAGTCTAAAAATAAAAACTCTTAAAATAAATGGACGCAGTTACTTCTACAAAATTATCATCTTCTGATAAAAATAATTTAAAAATAATATACGACGCTTTAGAGAAAATTAATATCCCAACCGTATTTACAAATGTTGGTGTAATCCCTCGACGACATCACTCTAATAGAACAGGAACATTTAATCAGAGAAACGCAAGACAAACATCTTTTGGTCTAACTACTTATATGGGTAAAAGGCAAGATAGCGTAAATACCAAAAAATATCCCCATATACTGCCCTTATTCAAAAATTTTATCGATTTACATATACCAAACTTCACATTTAGCACAGTCTATGTGAATAAAAATACAGTAGCGAAGCAACATCTAGATAAGAAAAATTCTGGAGAGAGTTTGTTAGTAGGCTTTTACGATTATATAGGAGGTGAGACTGTCTTACATAATATCGGAGAAACTGGAGATAAAGTTAAATTTAATATTCAAGAAAGCAGTATAATTTTTGATGGGTCAAAAATAGTACATTCGTCTGAACCATTTACTGGAACAAGATATTCGCTTGTTTTTTTTAAGTAATTTATTAACTTTAAGACAAGATATTTATAAAATAAATATGAATAACACAGTTTCTACTAACGTAGTTGCTATTCAAGAACTCCAGTCAATCGTCGACGAAGAAAAACAAAATTTATCTGACGGATCTTATCTGACGATTTGTGAGTTAACACAAAAGATCATGAACTCTTCTGTAAATAGTTTTTATGAGGTTGAGTATCTAGAATCATATATTACAAAAAAAGACGGAGATACATATGTAGTAGAATTCAAAAATTTCACAAGTTATGTAAAATTATCTGAAGAAATTTTTAAGAAAATAACTGAACAATTAGATAAACAAAAATATGCGCTTCTATGTACTCACGCTGTATCTGATATGGCGCAGTTTTTTAAAATAAATAAACAACAAATATACTCACAGGCTTTCTGTGACGAGTGTTCTGAATTTAATGACGCAGAAGTTGTAATTAAGAATAATATTATTATTTTAAAAGTTGTAAAAATTTAAAATTTAATTTACTGTTGTAGAAACGTTTGGTGCTTTTTAGTTTTATTATGTTGGTTAATTTGTTTTTTCAATATAATTGAACCGCATTTACAGGTTACTTTTTCTTTAATTTTATCTTTATTGTTAGCGTAATATTCAGCCGCATTTTCTTTAATTTTATCTTTATTGTTCGCGCGATATTCAGCCGCATTTTCTTTAATTTTATCTTTATTGTTCGCGCGATATTCAGCATCATATGCTTTAATTTTATCTATATTGTTAGCGCGATATTCAGCCGCATTTGCTTTAATTTTATCCTTATTGTTCGCATAATATTCAGCATCATCTGCTTTAATTTTATCTATATTATTCACGTAATATTCAGCATTTTTTGCTTTAATTTTATCTTTATTGTTAGCGCGATATTCAGCCGCATTTGCTTTTATTTCTTCTTTTGTTAAAGCAATTCTACCAATATTTAAACTGGCTTTTTCAGTTTCTATCCAGTAGCGTTCTCGTCTGTGTAAATTTTTCTTATCACGTGCGTTAAATAGTTCAATTTCTACCATTGACCAATTTTGAAAGCCGCCGTTATTTCTAATAAATTGATATACATAATAATTATAGCCTGTTGATTTTTCGTCGTTACAACGAAATTTATGTTGGTTTTTACGCCTATTAAAATTCGTAGTACTTCCGATGTAAATTTCCGTAACATCTAAATTATTACAGCACAATTTGTATATCGTAGATTGATCGTATTTTACCATTTCTTTAATTTAATTTCCATTCTTTTAAATAGTATTTAATTTTAATTGAGATCTAAAGAAATGTAATTTAAAGTAAAGAAATGGACTTCTTAAACCAATTTAATAACCTAACTTTACACACATTATCTAACAGTACCCAACAGGCGATAAAACGTCAGCATATTCTACGGGATCAATTTCACGAATGTAATGAAGCATCAGAACTCGCTATAATATATGAATTATTTTTACAAACGGGAGGGAATATTAGATGCTTAGAATTAGATAAACGTGATAAAAATCTTCTAAAAGACATGGGAGAGATTTACAGAACTAATATAGGATATACAGGATATGATTCACTTTAATATTTTTTTTAATACCGTCTACAGTATTAAAATCATTCCATCAACTTTTGTTTCTCAATATAACGTTTATGAGCATTTCCCAGTAAATGTGCGTTAATATTAGATGTTGCGTTTCGTATTCTACTGTTACATTCACAGATAAATTTCAACTCTTTATTAACTATCTCACGCTCCGGTAATAAAATAAGTGGGATACTTTCCCTAATATCTTTCATACAACGCTCGATCAATAAAGCATCATCATCAAAAATTCCTGTGTTAATTTGCTTAATCATACTTTCGCTATAACATATCTTCATATCGTTAGTAATGTTATTTAATTTAGAACAAAATTTATACGATGCTCTCATATTGATATATAAATTTTTCAGTTGTATACCCCGCATACAAGAAATATATTCCTTATACTCACGTTTAACGTCATTATCCAATAAGTCAAAAACCAATTTTTGTGGTGTGTTCATTTTATTATTAATACCATTTTCTTAAACGTCTATATCGAGTTCCACGTCTTCTATAGACTTTATAAAAATTTTCAAAATACCCAGAGATCCGATATCGGTTTTTATAAAGATCGGTAAACCGATTCTTACAGATACATGAACTATTTTAGAAATACTATTTATTTTATTTATATTAGAAAATAACTCTGTAGAATAAACCGCATCAAAAATTTCATCTTCTTGGTCGTCTTTATCTCCAAAAGCGACTGTACGCTTAAACAGTTTTTCTATAGATGCAGCAAACGTTAAATAATTATCTTTGACTACTCGTATATTTTTCCCGATCATCTGTAAATCTTTAATCATTTTTGAGAATTCACTAGCCTGTATTAAGTTAGATTTTGTATATCCGCTAGGAAGTTCTGTAATATTAATTTGTTCTGACGTAATATTAATATAAGAGGTGGTTGTTCTCTCAGATTCAGATGATGTAACTTGTATACCTAATTCGTGCCTATCATCTTCTGATATAAATAAACATATAGAGTCTTTCTTTTTAATTGATCTCAGCATTTTATAGAAATGAGACGCACATATACCAACATATAAAGTTTCTGTGCTTTTATACTTATATAAATTAAAATTATCAGACGATAATTCCACATCTAATAAGATCGATCTGAGAGAATTAACAGCGTGAATCTTTATACCGGTTTTACTGATTTCCAGACAGATATTTTTAACATTGTTGTAAAGTATCTCTGCTAAAATTTTTATCGTATGTGCAGAATTGCTCTTCGCTTTGAATAACATTTTTATTTAAGATGGGTTTATTTTTTAAAATCTATTTTCATTTTAATATTTAATTTTGATATTCTACAGATTCTATAATAACAGTTTCTGACATTTCTATAAACTCTTCTTCTATATCATTTTCTTTTAATATTTTCAAATGTTTCTGAGTTTTCTTATGTCTAAGAAGACTACCTCTTTTAAAAAAACAATCACACGTTGAACATTTCATTTTTTCAGAAACTCTCTCTTTTGCTTTTTTCTTCATTTGATTTTTTCTTTCATCTGGTAAATTTTCTTTCCATTCTAACAAGTAATCTTTCAGTTTTTCTTTATTATTATTTTTATATTCTTTCTGAACATTTCTTATATAATTTTTATGAGTCTGATAATATATTTGTTTTTTCGATAATATAGGATCTATTTCTATACATTCTTTTTTATCTGTCTCTATATGAATTGTTTTTCCTTTATTAGCATTCTCTTCAAAAAGTTTTAAATTTTCTAAATGTATTTGCGTTTGCTTATGTCTACTTAAAGAACCTCTTCTAATATCTTTATTACATGCTTCACATTTTACTGTAAGTTTAACATATTGTAACATATATTCTCTCTTATCTTTTGAGGATCCTATATTTAATTTTCCATATACATTCATACAATTTTTATCTCCAGCAAATTTAGCAATATATTCTGCTTCTCTTTTATACAATTCAATTCTATCTATATTAGAATATTCTTCTAGTATAATTATCTTATTATCAGAATACATATCAAATAATATAGATGAACTATGGTTTTTATTTTTTTTACTATTAGATTTATGTTGTATCAATCTGTCATTAATAGAATTTTTTGTGCTACCTATGTAAAACAAATCACTTGCTTCATTATATATTTTATAAATAAAAGATCTTGAATCCATTTTTATATATATTATTAAATCTTTAAATGTAATTTCATTTTAATATTTCATTAAAAAGAAGAAATATAATAAAATGTAACTATTCCTTTCATTCTAGTATTTAAACCCTATGGTGACGGTTAATAAATACGCGTATTTATATAAAAAGATAAGGAAAAATGACTTTGGTTTTTGATATTTCCTATTTTTCCCTTAAAAATAGAAAATATTACTTTGCTTTTCCATTGGAATAGTAATATCTATTAGATTTATGCTATACCTAAAGCATAGTTACATTTAAGTCCACAGGTAACGTAAAGCAAAATATCCAGCCGAATAATAACCGTCCCTAACATCTTTAGCGTGTCTTGCTCTATATGACGCTCTTCTTTGTTTATCTCCGTGATCTTTATTACTATATAATTTCAAGCCCGTAGTGTCCTTAAATTGTTCGTATCTGTTATCTCCAAACGGTATAGTTACAATTTTATTATTAATCTTATTAATTAAGACCGCATCATACTTCTTAAATTTACGCTTCGACTTCGCTAGTTTGTCTAGCGAGAACTCTTTCTTTGAAAAGTAACTCATCTGTTTTATCTTCAACAACATTATTATTTTCATCTTCGTCATTTACGGAATTATTCTTCGTACGTGGTTTTGGTATCTCAATACCAATTGTGCTAAGGGCAATAACAACATCGCGGTAATATGCGTTATCCATCGTTAAATCGCCGAAGTCGTCGAGAAACGCAGATACGATATCATCGTATTGTTCTTTAAACTCATCTGATTTCATAAACGCTTTAAAGTCCTGTGGTCTAAATGTTGGATGAAATTTCTTTAGATCATCTACGATCTTATAAAAATCTTTAAATGTCATGTGATCTATTTCTTCTTCTTCTTCATCTTCAATTTTTAATTCTTCTGCGGTATATAATTCTTGCTCAGATAAACTTTGCGAGTAATGATTCATTTATTATACAACAACATTTTATTTTAAATTAAAAATAAAATATTAAAATGAAACATCTAGAAACCGTTTAATCAATCTTCCTATACTGATCCTGAATTTTACTAGAGTGCTGATAGTCTTGCTCCGTTTTCTTTTCTTTTGCTTCTTTCTGTTTAATAGTATCTTCACCCTTCATTTCGTCTGTGATTTTAATTACTCTGATCATACTCGTTGAGACTCGTTTACCATTAGCGTATTCTGCGAAAATACTATTCATTATTTTTGTTATTCCGTTT